GCATCTTGACCACGTTGACCACGCTTTGCTGCAATGTTTGCGTCAAAGGTTTCTTTAGAACCTTCACCCAAAACTGCTTTAGCGGCTTCTGACAGATTGAATCTTTTTGACATTTAAAATCTCCTTGATTTTGTATTGAATATTTATAGTTTATAGTTTTTTCATGAAGTTTTCAAATATGCGAAGACTTACTGCTTCAATATCCGCACGTGATGCTGATTTGATTTCTCTAATCGCTTGTGCGTGTTCTACTTCAGTCCAAACACCATTTACCAACATCCATTCTTTTCCTTCCATAATGCCTTGAACAAATGCTCCAGGCGCAGAAGGGTCTGCTACAATATCCGCCGCTGTGGCTAGATAAAAGTCGGGTTGAACAATATTAACGCCGTTAACATTTTTCAATGATCCCATACCTCTTGATGAAACACCCAATTGAGCGCCACCTTCAATCAATTGGCGAGCGATTTGTCCCATTGGAGTTTCTAAAATCTTTGCTTTACCAATCCATTGATTACCGTCTTCACGCAGTCCCACAATCATATGTGATACACGGTCTAAGTTAATAGTTGGAGAATCTGGATGACCCAATTCACCAAACGCACGGTGTTTGTTAATGTATTCTTCTGTGTAACGATGAACTTCTTTTTTCATCGTATTGTATTCGTATAGGCGACCATTCTTGTTTTTCTTTTCAGCAACAAGAAACGGACCTTCTATATACAGTTCTTTTTTACCATCTGCGCCTTCTGTCAGATAGTTGACTGTTTCGTTGATTTCTTTAATGAGTTTCATTATTGTACCTATTATGGTGTTACGTTGTATGGTCTATAGTTGAATGCAGCAGGATCATTAAATTGACCACGTTGATAGTATTCATTTTGTTTACGCAATTCAACAATTAATGTGTACGCACAGTTTGCAATCAAACCAATAGTTTGAACGCCGATATCACCTGTTGCACCAACCGCATTATTTGGAATGGAAACCATACCTTGGTCTTCTGAATACTCACCGCAAAGGTCCATATTCATGATAGGCACATTATTTGCTGCACCGTTGCCAGTCCAAAACAATTCAACATATCCTTTTTGTTGTGATGCAATGTTATAACCAATTCTAGTTACGGTTAAACCATAATACGACAATGGTGTTCCATTTGGAATAATATTGTTATTACTTGTTAGAGCACCAGCCAATGTGTTTGCGGCAATACGAGAAGGATTGTATTCTTGTCCTGTGCCATCAAAATTGGCAGTAAGTTTGATGACCGCCTTTTCTGTTGTGTCTCTTAGGACTTGATAAGTGTAAATATTTGCCATGTTTATTCCTAGTCTTACGGTGTAATGTTGTAAGGTCTGTAGTTGAATGCTGCTGGATCTTGGAACTGACCACGAGCATACATTTGGTTGTTTTTACGCAACGTAAGAATCAAAGTATATGCGGCATTTGCAACACCACCGGTTGTCATTACACCTAAATCTCCATTACCCATAGAATTTGCAATTGCTGTGTTACCAGAATTATTTAAAATCGATGGCAATTGTTCACCTAAACCAAACTCGCCTTGGCCGTTCAAGTGTAGAATGGTTGAAGAATTTGCATACTGTGCAGCAGTTGTTGAACCATTACCATTCCAATACAACTCTACACCACCAATTGTTGTTGTTGGAAAGTTAACAAAGTATTTGACACCAGTAAGTTGTAAATCGTAATAAGATAGTGCTGTGTTACTAATACTTTGTGAGGAATGTAATTGTGCTCCGTTTGCATCTAATGCAAAAGCCAAACTGTTTGCTTGAACACGAGAACCGTTTGCTTCGGGTGTTCCGTCAAAAAAAACTCCAGTCAATTTAATAACTGAGTCTGTTTGTGTATCTCTTAAAACTTGATATGTGAATTTAGGTGTAGTCATTCGTTTGCCTTAATTGTTTGGTTCAGCAGTCATTACCCAATTGTCGTCTGTGTAAGGTACTGTTACATATTTATTAATCTTATCCACCTTGTACAAAGCAATCTTCTGACCATTAGGAAACATACGAATAGCAGTTCTACGCATTACTAAAACAGCAGGTATATCTCCGCCGCCTGCTGGTTTACCTTCTAACAAAGGTTCTTCATCGTATACAAAGCCTTCAGGCAGCAAAATACCATCGTCTTCTTCAACGATGGTATCTTCTACTAGAAAGTCTTTGAATTGGCGCATCATTTTTCATCTTCAGCATTTTGTGCTTTTTTCATTAAACTATCATATTTACCGTGAAGTTTAGTTCGTTGTGCATCTATATCATCTATATGAGCTTTACTGTGTATTTTTGTGCCAAAACTGTTGGTTTTCATTTTTTTATTAAAAAGGTGGTTACTATATGCATCCACTCCTTTGGCCGCTGTGCGATAACCAAGCGCCTTAATGTTACCGATAATTCCTTCGTCCAATTCATCTTCTTCATGCACACCTTGTTTTCCATATAAAGCATCTTGTGATTTTTTCATTAAACTGTGGTAATTTTTGGCAAATTTATCCGATTTGGCGTCGTATTCAGCTCTGCGGTTTTGGCTATGTACATAGTGGTTGTGGGCATCTCTGGCCGTCGACTTGTTAAAATTGTGCATCATCATCGCATGTGCTCCACTGGCCGCTGTGCGATAACCAAGCGCCTTAATGTTACCGATAATTCCTTCGTCCAATTCATCTTCTTCACTCATGCCATGTTTAGGTTTTTCTTCTTCTTTTTTCATGTGCCATTTTTCTTCTTCTTTTTTCATTTTTTTCTTTGGCATCATTTCTTCAGTGTTCAACAAACCTTGAGCAATTTCTTGCTTCTTGGCTTCAATGTGCGCTGTAACACGGTCATGAATTGCTGCATACAATTCTGCTCTGAAATTAACTGCATCATCTTGTGCTGCGTAATCGATTAGGTCTCTTGACATAGTTTCCTCCAATATGGTGTTTATTTATTGATCCACTTTAGATGGATTCTTTTCCTTACTTTGATCCAATTTCATGTCCAAATCATTTTGATGTTCTGCACCATCCATTTGGATTTGTGACAACATTTGTTGTTGTGCAACATCATTTGTGACTTGAACTGGCAAACCAATACCTGCTTCTTTTTCTTCTTCAATCTCACTTTGCATAATCTTAATTTCATCATCATTCAAACGCAATACGTTACGTTGAATCCAAGCTTGAGAGAAATAACGACCAGTATATGGGTCAACAGATTGCAACAACTGAAGTCTTTGTGTCATTAGTTCTGCTTCTTTAAGCTCAGTAAAGTTATTATCTTTAATGAAGTTATAGTGAACGTGTTCCTTAAATTGTTCCCATTCTTCAGCCGTACAGATACCTTTAAGTATCAATTGAACTCTCAATGCTTGGTGGAACAAGTCAGAGAATTTGTTACGCATACGTGCAACAAACTTGGCAAACTTCAATTCATCACGTGTGATTTCACCAACACGGCCTAAAGAGAACCCGGATTGGTTAGGATCAAGTCTGGAGACAGGAACGTTTAATGATTTATACAATTTCTTTTCAAAGTATTTAACGTCTTCCAACTCACCTAGGTTCTGTCCACCTGGTAGTGTAGTAATCTCAGTACCTTTGCCACCTTCTCTACGTGGTAACCAGAAGTCTTCCATCATAGACAAGAACTTACGGTCATCACGGACTTCACCAGTGTTCGCATCATAGACAAGTTTGTTTTTATACTTGACCATAATGTCACGTAGGTATTGTTCTGCCTTCAATTTAGGCAAGTTACCAACGTCAATATAGAAAATTCTACGTTCTGGTGCACGAGAGATACGATAGATAACTGTCGCATCTTCAATCATACGTAACTGGTTTAGTGGCTTAATTGCTTTGTGGAGGTAAGATAATACAACCGCACGGCGACTGTCCATAAGTCCACTAACCACAGAAATAACAGAGTCGGTAGTAATTCTGGTACCAACTGGTCCATAATTAGTTGAAGAACCTGTTGTGACTTTATCATTGTAGATGTAATATTCATTAACAACATTCATTACCTCTACGCCGGTGCGTTCATCTTTTTGTTTTTTGATTTCACGAATCTTACGCATTTTGCGTGGATCAACGTAACGCAGTTCTTTAATACCAGCAGTTGGGTTTTCTTTATCTACAATAATGTGGTAATACAATTTACCATCAATGTAATATCTGCGGAAGATATCTTGTGCCATGTTGGTATAGTTCAACATACGCAAAATTTGATGAAATTCCGCCTTGATTGCTTTTTTAATCTTGTCTGGTTGTTCTAAGTCATCCAGAATAATTTGTAGAATCTTGCCGTCATCGTCTTGGCAGATTGCTTCGTTTACGATATCGTCAATGGCAGATTCAATTTCTGGTTGCATTGCCATTTCACGATAACGAGATATTAATTCTACCTCGTTCTTTGCAGTACCGTCAAGGTCAACATACGTGCCATAATAGGCAGCAGAAGTAATCGTTAATGCACCATCATCGCTCGGTGGTGGACTGAACGACTGTTGCGTTGCTTGGTTTTCTTCTTCCTCTTTACGAGAAATAGTAAAGCCAAAAAGACTAAACTTTTGTGCCATATTTTTTTAATTCCGTTTCAAATAAATCATAAAAGAGAGGACCGAAGCCCTCTCTTATGTATACAACAAAATTAACTTGTTGTGTTGCTTGTCCAGTATTGGTATGCAAATGTCACGGTAAATTCTTCAATACTGTCGTTTGTGCCCCAATCTAGGTCAATTGGAGACAAGTCAACGGGGAACATACCAACAAATCCGTAAGACTTGATGACACCAGCAGCACCAGCTGTTGCTGACTTGCTGTATTGATTTACTGTTGCATTGATTGCATATGGTTGACCACCAGAACCACCACCGATAACGGGTGCAGCCAATCTCAAGTTACCTTGGTTACTATTGATTGAGTTCATCCATGATTCGATTGAGTTACGAACGCTGAAGTTTTCATCGTTGATAACTGTTACTGTCCAGTCTGCAAATGTTCTGTTGCCAGCAAACTTGGTTTCACGACCAAAGTAGTACAATGGAACTGTACCGATTGTTGAACCAGGTAGTTGAGCAGCCTTACACAAGAAAGAAAAAGGTTGGCCTGATTGGCCAGCCCCACCTGGTAAACCTGTCATAACAACTTGGAACAAATTTGGACGTGCGCCGTCATTTTGTAACGCACTTGTAAATTCGCTAATTTGAAAAGCCATTTTATTCTCCTATTTGTTGTTATTTATTACGCTGTGGTATTGGTAATTGTAGAGAATGTAACACCAGTACCAACTGCAACAAAGTTCAACTGAATAAAGTTGATAGAACGAGCAGGCTGAATGTAAATGTCACCAACGAATTGGTTAGCATTAACAACAGATGGAGTGTTGTTTGTTGCATCACACACAACTTGGAATGCTGTAATACCACGTTGTGCTTGAACTTGTGTCAAGAATGGAGTGATAAGAGCAATAAATTGTGCTTGTGTGAAAGCATCGTTAAATTCAAACAATGAGAACTTAGCTGCTTGTGCAATTGCTTGTTCAAGAACAATAAACAATCTACGAACATTGATGCGGTCAAACGCAGATGGTTGAGATTGCAATGTTTTGTCACCAAACAATACAGTACCTTGGCCAGGGAAAGATGCAATTGGGTTAACTGCAAGTGGATACAACTGGTCACGTTGTGCTTGTGTTTGGTTGAATGCCAATTTAATAACATTCTTGATAACACCACGATTGTAACCTGCTGGAGACCACCATGGAGCATTATTACTGTCTGTGTACACACATAGACCAGCAACGTCACCATTCATTGGAACCCAACGGTATGTGTTGTTGTAACGGTCAAACATGTATTTCCAGTTAGAATCTGCAAAGGCATAAGACCCTTGTGGACCGCCAGAAATAGAAGACAAAGCATTAACCCAAGTTGTGATGCCAGAAACTTCTTGACCTGGTGTGCCGCCACCAAAAGCAAACGCTGTAGATGGTGGAGACAAGAATGCAACTGCATCTTTACGTGTAGAAGCAATTGTAACCGCAGCAGATTGAACAGCTAGACTTGTGTAAGGACCAGTCATAATCAATGAAACTGCTGTTTGTGCAACATCACTGAACTGATACATGGCGGTGATAACATCACCATCCGTAATTGTTGCATCTGCACCACCAGTCAATGGTAGTGTGTATGTGCCAGACAATGTTGCAAAACTTGTATTTGCTGCTGGTTTACCCCATGTTCCGTTTGTGGAAACATAGTTAACTGGGTCAACTGCATAAATGAATTTTGAGTTTTGGAAGATTGCGTTCTTGTAATAGTTAGAATTGCCATATTGGTCAACGCTATCGGCAGCTTTAGACAAGTATGGGAATGTTTCTAGAACAGTACCTTTAACACCAGAGAACAAACCGCCAGTATCAACAACTGCAATGTGGATTTGGTCATTTGCGCCACCAAGGCCTAGTGTTCTTGATGATGTAGAAGGTACACCATTAAAATAACCAGCCAATGAAACTGTGCTTGCATTTGATGTTGTTGTGTTAGAAATTGCAACGTTCCAAGATGCAAATTGTGCAGCAGTAGAACCAGCATCAATAACAGAAACTGTCAAAGAATTACCTAATGCACCAGGGTAACGACCCATAAATGCACCATAACTGTTGCCATTTGGTCCTGCCAACAATGAATATTGGAAAACACCTGGATTTTGAACTTGATAACCAGAACCTGCTGCAACAGAGTTTAATGTGCCTGTATTGGCTGCACGAACAACTTGAAGGTTGTTACCATAAGCCAAGAAAGATGCCGCTGTAAAAAACGATGCTGCGGTGTTACTATCTGGGGTATTGAAAGTGTTAACCAGAACCTTTTCTGATCCAACACTGCTAAGTGTGTTCACTGGTCCCCAGTTGAAAGCACCTGCATATGCACCGGCTGTAGTCAG